ATTCTGAAAATCGTGATTTGCTTGCTACGTTGCGTTATTACGATAGAGCATTAACTCAATATCTTAATTTTGGTGCTACCGGCTGGAAAAGTTATATCAAATATCAAGGTGCAATGTCTGTAAGTCAAATTGCAGCTTGTCAATGGCAAACAAGTTCAGCAAACAAAACTCTTGTTCTTGGCTCATTGCCAGCTATAAGTTCGTCAGCTTTTATTGTTAAAGCTGGTGATTTTTGTCAGGTTGGACTTTATACATATATTGCAACTCAAGATGTTGTTAGAGGCGCTTCTTCTACAGTAAACATTCCTGTTCATAGAAACCTTATTGAAGCTGTTACTGCTCCATTAAATGCTGTTATTGGAGAGTATGGAACAACCGTTAGCATGGGTGGCTCATCTTATACTGGGGTTACTTTTCCGGTAATTTTGCGTGATTATCCAACCTACCAATTAGTGCCAATGAAAGACGATTCTTTTATTGCTTGGTCAGGCGCATTTAAAGCTTTTGAAGCGGTGGAACAATGAACGTCATAGCGCCAGTAGATAACACAAACAATATTCGTTATGCAGATTTTGTGCGTGTCACAACTCGCAGAAAAACAAATGCAGGCAGTTTTGTTGTTGGGCAACAATATACAATTTTCTTTTCTGGTAATACAGACTGGATTTCTATTGGTGCTTCATCTAATTCCGCTGGAACTGTATTTACGGCTATTGCCGCTGGAACCGGAACTGGCGTTGCAACTCAAGAGTTGATTTACAGGTTTAGTACAGCGCCAGCCCCATTGACAATACCTGCGGTTGATAGTCAACCATTTTCAGGAATGGGTCAGCTTATTCAAATTGGAGAAGCTGTCAGAGATATAAAAAGCACCGCAAACGAAACGTCTTTCACCCTTGTAGGAATTGATACGTCATTGCTTGGTTGGGTTCTTAGCCAAGACATTAAAGGATCAAAAATAGAAGCTTGGCATGGATTTTTTGATGTAAATGGCGCACTTATTACAACTGGTGGCGCTGGCGGTCTTTATAAATTTTTTACAGGGTACATAAATTCTTTTGCTATTTCAGAGCAATGGATGGAAGAAGTTCGCTCATATATTGGAGTTGTAACGGTTAACGCATCTTCAATTCAGCTTATTTTGCAAAACAGATTTGCTGGAAGGTATACCAACGATAACTCATGGCAATTTTTTAATCCCGGCGATACAAGTATGAACCGTGTGTCGTTTATTTCTACAATCAATTATCAATTTGGCAAAACAACATGATAAGACAAGCAACAAAATACGATAAAAAACAAATTATAGAAATGATGAAAAGCTTTCGAGAAGAAAGCAAAATAGAACAATTAAAACAGTTAGATAATGAGCCGTATTGGAATCAGTTGTTAGATAGTATTTTTGCTGGTCAAGGTGTTGTGTTTATTAAAGACAATGTTGGCTTAATTATGGGTGTTGTAATGCCAACAATTTGGTGCAACAAAACATTTGTTATGCATGAGTTTGCATGGTGGGTAAAAAAAGAACACAGAACTGGAACAACAGCTTACAGATTAGTTAAAGAGTACATAAAATACGGAAACCAACTAAAAGAACAAAAAAGAATTATTTTTTTTACGTTAAGTAAGTTAGCAATAACACCAGAATTAAATTACACAAAATTAGGCTTTGAAAAATTAGACGAAAACTGGATTCAATAATGTTTGCAAAAATACTTGTTCTGCTAACTGTTGTAACGCTTGTTGATCCGGTTTATGCGGTTGGCGCAACTATTGCAACTTATTTTGCGCTAACTGGTTTTACTTATTACGCAACTGCGTTTGCTATAAATATGGTGGTATCTGCCATCATATCAAAAGCATTTTTTACTCCTAATCAACCAAATACTGGCGACTCTGCACAAAACCCCGGAAATCGCCAGCAAATCCCGCCAGCTACAGATAACAAACTACCTGTTGTATATGGTCAAGCATGGCTTGGTGGAACAATTGTTGACCTTTCTATCAGTTCCAACAACCAAGAAATTTATTATGTAATTGCTCTTTGCGAAGTTACTGGAAACGGAAGCGACACAATTACTTTTGGTGATGTGTATTGGGGCGGCAAAAAGTGTGTGTTTGAAAGCGGCACATCTCCAAATGTAACTGCATTAATTGATGAGTCTACTGGCGTAAGCGATTCATCTGTTAACGGAAAACTTCAAATTTTCTTGTATCCAAACGGATCTTTTAGTACGCCTGCTCGCGGAACCGGTAGTGCAATAGGTGTTATGCAAACTTCTGGTCTTATTTATACTTGGAACAGTTCTAAGGCAATGTCAAATACGGCATTTGCAATTGTTCATTTAAGTTATAACACAGATGCTGGTATTACCGGACTTCAACAAACTAAATTTAAAGTTACTAATAGCCGGTCAGCGCCGGGAGATTGTTTTTTAGATTATTTGACAAATGAAGTATATGGCGCTGGTATTGATATTTCTCAAATTAATACAGCATCATTAACCGCGTTAAACAATTATTCTAATCAATCATTTGCTTATACAAATTCAAGCGGAAACCCTGCTACGCAAGTACGTTTTAGATTTGATGGTGTAATTGACACAAACCAAAACGTAATGAATAACATACAGGACATGGCATCTTGTTGCGATTGTCTTGTTAAATACAATGAAATTACTGGAACTTGGGGTGTTGTAGTTCAAAGCACATCTTATAGCATTGCTATGGCTTTGGACGATTCCAATATTGTTTCAACAATTCAAATTTCGCCAAGTGATCTTGCAAGTTCTTATAACATCATAGAAACAAAATTTCCTGATTCTGGAAATCAAGATTCTTTTAATGTTGCAACATTTGATTTACAACAAGTTGCCCCGCAACTTTTGTTTATTAATGAGCCAGTAAACAAAGAAACAGTTACTTTGCCATTGGTTAACAATGACGTAAGAGCGCAATATCTTGCAACCCGTATGCTTAAAAAGTCGCGGGATGATTTGCAAGTATCTCTTACTATTGATTACAAAGGAATTCAATTAGAAGCTGGTGACGTTGTTACTGTAACTAGTCCTAATTATGGCTGGACAGCAAAAGAATTTCAGGTAATTAAAGTAACTGAAAGTTTTGCTAGTGATGGGTCAGTTACAGCAAAGCTTATGTTGTCAGAATTTAATGCAACAGTTTATAACGATGTAAGCATTACTCAATTTCAGCCTTCACCAAATACTGGAATTCCAGATGCATTAGTTTTTGGAACATTAACAGCACCGGTTATTGGTACTCAATATCCAACAAATGTAAATCCATTTTTTTTGGTTGAAATTCAAACTAGCCAACAAGGTATTGTTCAATACGCAGAACTTTGGTATTCAGCATTTAGTAATCCATCATCTAGTCAACTTATTTTTGCTGGAACAACCGAAATTAAACCGGGAGGTAATCCTTATGACCCCGGCGAACTAATGCCTGCAATTTCATTGGCATCTGTACCTGCTGGAACGTGGTATTTTTTTAGCAGAATGGTTAATAGTCTTGGCACTTCATCATTTAGCCCAGCAAGTCTTGTGTTTACTTGGAGGCCAACAACTTTTCAATATACTGAAAGATATTTGTCTGTTGCTTACGCAGATAACGCAATAGGAACAAGCAATTTTAGTTTGAGTCCTACAAATCGTTCTTATTACGGTTTGTACAATACGGCTTCATCTAGCGTTAGTTCAAACCCATCTGATTACACTTGGTATCTTGCAGACCCAACTTTTGGAACAAACATATTTTTAGCATACGCTAATCGCGGAAGCAGGCGATTTAGTTTTGATTCTGGTTTTGCTGATTATGCTGCTGGTACTGGGGCTTTTGTCCCAACTCAAGCATCTGTTTTTGACCCAAGAGTATGGTCTGCTCTTCCTAATGGTACAAACATAATTGACTTGGATCACGCAACAGGTCAAGTTTTGACTACAGGAACAACAACTGTTGGAACTGGAGAAATTCAAGTTACCAACAATTCTGATGGAAAAGTTGTTGCTTCTCTTAAACAATATCTTGATTTTGGTTCTGGCGTTTATCAAAAAACAGTTACTTCTGCGGCTCAAATAACAATTGATGTTTATGGTCGTGTTATTGGTTTTGAAGAGCCAGATGCGTTTTATATAACAATTGCAACATTTACTGCAACAAGTGGGCAAACAGTATTTAACGTAACTCGCGCATCTGATTACATTTCTGGGCAATGCTTGGTGTTTTCAAATGGGACTCTTGCGAACACAAGCGAATACACCGACACGGGTGGATCAACTGGAACGGTAACATTTGGAATTGGACGTTCTGTTGGTGACATAATAACAATTATGTCTTTTAGGTCTGTTAATGCAACTACTGGAACTTACGCAACATTTACAAGAAATACAGCAACACTAACAAATGCTTCTTCTTACACCCCATCTGGATTTAGCATAACAAGCGGATATGAACTGTTGTTTATCAACGGTACGGTTATGTCTGAATTTGATTACGATATTGTTGGTGGAAATGTTACCAATTTTCCAAGCGTTACAAGTGGATTGTTAACTGTAATTCAATGGACTCCAAACAACTTAAGCACTCCAACTGGCGATATTGTTAACTCACTAATTAATGCAGTTGTTGGGCAAACTTCATATACTTTTGGATATGCATCAGGAGCGTTTAATTTGTATGGAAACGGGGTGTTATTAGTTGACGGTTCAGACTATACTAGTGTTAGTGGCGGTTATGTGTTAACAAATACGCCAACAACTTCAGCTTATACACTTTTGCAGCAAACTTTTTCTAGAACGGGGGCAGCATGACAGCCGCATTTAATTTGAGTCAACTTGCTAATAATTTAAATACATCTGGTCAGCTTGATGCTACAGATGGATTGACGGGAGCAGTTCCTGTTGCAAATGGCGGGACAGGATCAACTACTGCTGCTGGCGCAAGAGCAAATCTTGGAACTAATGATGCGGCAAATATCACAACTGGAACAATTTCAACTGCGCGTTTAGGTTCAGGAACAGCAAATTCAACCACGTTTTTGCGTGGAGATAATACTTGGGCTACTGCTGGTGGCACACCAACCACGGATCAGGTATTGAGTGCAACAGCCGGATTAACTGCTGGTGCTATTGGTAGTTATGCTTTTCTATGTCCAACTTATTCAGTTACATTAAATCCCGGAACTACTAGAGCTGGCTCAGCTTTGTACTATTCTAATGCCGAGACGTATATAGATACAGGCAACACTGTATATTATGGTGGAAGCACAGTAAGCGGAACTTGGAGACTTTTAGGTATTTGCATTGCAGCAAATGGCGCCCATCACCCATCATTATGGGTTCGCATTTCATAAGGAATAAAAATGTTTACAGTTGAATATGTCAAAGACTTGAAGTGGGCCAACGCTGAACACACGATGTTCGAGTGCGTTGCTAAGTACGCCGAATTTAACGAAGAGCACCCAGCAGGCATCAACGCCACAGACCCCTACGCACACATCAATGAAATCTGGACTAAAGGCATAGCTGGTGAGTATGGCCCTATTGCGGAATACGTTCCACCCCAACCAGAACCCGCGCCTGAACAACCATGAGCAACCTGTATCCCGGAGCCACACCTGAGTTTCGCTTTTTAGAGAAACAAGACAGCGTTTATATTTTGCAAGTGCGATATGTAAACATTTCGGCTGGTTACATAAGCAAATGGCAAGATGTTCCTGTTGTAAAAGAGGATCAACAAGAATAAAATTACAAAAACATAACACGACATAAAGCGGCTGTTGGCAAGTGTGCGAGCAGCTTAACCAAGTAAAGGGGCTTTTATGGCGGTCTTTTCTAAGAATTCGCTCACGCAGGTGAGTGGCTTCGACAATCCTATTATTGCTGGCGAACTAGTTTGGGATCAGCAAACCTATTGGAATCTTGAGATTGCCACCGGCTCACCTGCGACCGCAGTTAACTTGACCGGCGCAACTATTGACGCGCAGATCATTCGCAGAAATGTTACCGACATTCAAGACACGCGAAATGGGTTAACTTTTAACATTAGCAATTACACTCCTACACCTCCCGCAATTCCGTTAACCATATCTAATCGTGTCGATTCCACGGGAAGATTTACTGTAACGATTGATGCCGGGGCTTGGGGTATTATGTCTTCAGATCCGCAATTAAATATTGCGGCGCAAAATTGCGTTGGATATTCTGGTCGTATTAAGGTTAGTTTCCCTGCTGCGGGTGGTAATCCTGCTAACGATTACATCGTGTTCTTGTTCTTCTTGGTCCGTTCTGACGGCATAGTGGTGGAATAACATGGGAATCAATGTAACCGTTGTTGACCAAAACAATGTGTCGCTCAATGTTGTACCGCCAGCACGAAACACAATCACAATTGACCGTGGGCTGATTGGTCCTGTTGGACCACCCGGACCAAATGAAATTGGCGGCTATCCAATAAATCTTACGACACCACAAAATTACGATGCTTTAATGTTTGTTTCTAATGAGTGGACAAACATTCCTCAAACCGAAATTACCGATGGAGGTAATTATTGATGACTTATGCAAATCAAATTTAGTTGTGTAGTTAGAAATAAATTTTGGGCAACCTGCTAAAAGGATTTAAAAATGGCAAATACGATTCGCATCAAACGCCGCGCCGCCGGTGGTGGTTCAGGCGCACCAAGTACGTTAGCAAACGCTGAACTAGCGTTTAACGAAGACACGAATGTACTGTATTACGGTACGGGTACAGGCGGTGTTGGCGGTTCCGCAACCGCAGTAATCCCCATTGCGGGTTCCGGTGCTTATGTAGACCTGTCAACCGCACAGACAATTGGCGGTGCTAAGACGTTTACAGACACTATTGTTGGTTCGATTACCGGCAATGCTGGTACGGCAACCAAGTGGGCTACCGCACGAAATTTGTCGCTGACCGGTGACGGTACGGCTACCCTATCGTCTGTTGACGGTTCTGCTGACGTATCCGGTGCTTTGACGCTGGCTACGGTTAACAGCAACGTGGGTACATTTACCAAGCTGACCGTAAATGGTAAAGGTCTTGTAACCGCCGCATCTGCGGCTGTATTGGCTGACTTGGGCGCAACGACCGCCGATTTCAGCATGAACAACTACAAGATTACAAACCTTGCAAATCCTGTCAGCGACCAAGATGCGGCAACCAAGTATTACGTTGATTCTGTAGCCCAAGGTCTTGACGTTAAGGCATCGGTTATTGCGGCTACAACCGGCAACATTACGCTGTCAGGCGCTCAAACAATTGATGGTATTTCAATTGTTGCTGGCGACCGTGTACTTGTTAAGAATCAATCCGCACCTGCTGAAAACGGTATTTACGTTGCGGCTTCAGGTGCTTGGACCCGCGCACCTGACGCTGACACTTGGGATGAACTGCGTTCTGCGTTTACGTTTGTTGAGCAAGGCTCTACGTTGGCTGACACGGGTTGGGTATGTACGGTTAATGCTGGCGGCACACTTGGAACTACTGCGGTTACTTGGTCCCAATTTAGCGGTGCTGGCTCTTATGTTGCCGGTACTGGCTTAACGCTTTCCGGTAACGAATTCAGCATTACTAATACGGCTGTTGCGGCTGGTTCGTATGGTTCCGCATCGCAGGTTGCTACGTTTACGGTTAACGCACAAGGTCAATTGACTGCAGCGGCTTCGACCACTATTGCAATTGCTAATACTCAAGTGTCAGGTCTTGGCACTATGTCAACGCAAAACGCTAACAACGTAGCAATTACAGGTGGTTCAATTATCAACTTGACTACGTTTGACGGAATTACGATTGACGGCGGCGTGTTCTAATTATTAACCCAGCTATATAGCAGTAGGGAAAGCCAAATGGCAAATAAAATCATTCTGAAGAAATCTTCGGTTGTTGGCAAGGAACCGTTACCAGCCGATTTAGAGGTAGGCGAATTAGCGGTAAACCTTGCTGACAAAAAACTGTATTCTAAAGATGCTTCAGGAACGGTTATTTCCGTTGGTGGTGGTAGCGGATCGGGTGACGTAGTTGGTCCCGCATCCGCAACCGACAATGCTATTACGCGGTACGATGGAACGACTGGCAAGCTAATACAAAATTCAACGGTTACGCTTAGTGACGTTGGTGACATAGCAAACGTCAACAGCGTGGTGTTTGACACCACACCCGGAACATTGCCAACTACTGAAGGTGCAATGTATTGGGATGCAGACAAAGGTGCGGTTGCCTATGTCATGCAAGGTGGTGATATAACGCAAGAAATTGGCGAAAGCCAATATATTTTTATTAAAGCATCTGCAAACATAACCAAAGGTCAAGTGGTCATGTTTACCGGTGCAGTTGGCAATAGCGGCACACCAACCGGTGCGCCTGCAAGTGGTGTTACAGACGGCACTTACATTATGGGTATTGCCGCCGAAAACATTACAAGCGGCACAAATGGATTTGTTCAGACGTTTGGTATTCTAAAACCCGTAAACACAACTGGCTTTGCTACCGGCACAATTCTTTGGTACGACCCATCTGTTGCGGGTGGTCTTACGTCTACCAAACCAACCGCGCCTAATATCAAGGTTCAGGTTGCCGCAGTAACCGCAGGTAACTCTAGCGGCGGTGCGTTAATTATTCGCGTAACTCCGGGTTCAGAACTTGGCGCAACTGATTCAAACGTATTGTTTGGTTCGTTGGCAAGTGGGAATTTACTGGTATACAACGCTACCGCAGGTTATTGGGTTAACGCAAGCCTAACGGCTGGCACAGGCATTTCCGTTACTAACGGTGCTGGTTCTGTATCAATCGCTAACACCGGCGTTACTTCGTTTAGTGCGGGTACGACCGGTCTTACGCCCAGCACAGGCACAACCGGTGCGGTAACTCTTGGTGGTACTTTGGCTGTTGCTAACGGCGGTACGGGCGCAACTGACGCGGCTGGCGCACTTTCCAACTTAGGTGCTTATGCGGCATCTAACCCATCAGGTTATGTAAATACTGCTGGGGCAAGGTCCGCACTTAGCTTTACTGCGGGAAGCGGTGCTTACAACTCAACCACCGGCGTAATTACAATTCCAACAAATACTAACCAGTTAACTAACGGTGCTGGATTTACAACAAACACAGGAACAGTTACTTCGGTTAGCGGTACTGGAACTGTTGCGGGAATTTCTTTATCAGGAACAGTTACAACTTCCGGTTCGTTATCACTTGGCGGTACGTTTGCATTGCCAAACGGTCAAGTGACCGGAAAAATGATTTATAACAACTTTACAGCAACTGCGGGACAAACTACATTTACGACCAGCAACACATATACAAGCGGCAAGATTGACGTTTTTGCAAATGGTGTTCGCATGGTTAACGGTTCTGACGTAACGGTGACTAGTGGAACGTCAGTAGTTTTTGCTACTGGACTGGGCGCTGGAACAACAGTTGATTTAGTTTATCCAATTTAATATTTTGAGGTTAGAAATGGAGCCGGTTGTTCATTTAGCGCAGTCAGATAATGCCCATATCGACAAAAGGTTTGATGAGGTTATGGACGTACTACAAAAAATGAACGGGGCGTTTGCTACTAACCCAGATGGATCTGTCGATTATGCTGGTCATCGCCGTTATCACGAAGAAATGATTGCTGCGGCAAAAGCGCAAACAGAGTTTTGGCGTGAATTAAGATTAGACATTGCCAAAAAAGGCTTGTGGGGTTTATTAATAATTGTTGTTGGCTTGGTTATGGTTGGTATTTCCGCAAAATTTGGCATAGCGAGTAAGTAATGGATTGGCTACTTAAAATTGCCCCGACTGTTGCTAGTTTGCTTGGCGGTCCATTAGCCGGTCTTGCGGTTGATGCTGTTGGCTCTGCGCTTGGCCTTAAAGACGCAACCAAAGAAAAGATTACTGAAGTGCTGCAAAGCGGCACAATGACTCCAGATCAGATTGCGGCTATCAAACAAGCCGAAATGAATCTGAAGGTAAAGCTTAAGGAACTGGATATTAAGCTTGAAGAAATAGCTGCACAGGACCGTCATAGCGCACGGCTTATGCAGATTGAGAACCGGTCATGGATTCCCGCTGTGCTGTCTGTATTAACCGTTGGCGGGTTCTTTTACCTTCTTTGGGGTGCTGCATCTGGGCATTTTAAGCTGGAAGGCTCCGACATTATGATGTTGCTATTAGGTGTCCTTGCTCGTGAGACTGCCGGTGTCTATGCCTACTGGCTGGGTTCGTCATCTGGCAGCGCACAAAAGACGGAAATGCTAAAAAAATGATTGATTGGTCTAAATATCCAAACTTTTCTAGACAAGAAATGAGTTGCAAATGCGGATGCAATTCTGAGGGTATCCAGCCTGCTTTAATGGATAAGCTTCAGGCGCTCCGCACAGAGTACGGCAAGCCTATGAGGATCACCAGCGCCTACCGATGCCCCCAGCACCCTGTAGAAGCGTCTAAGAGCGTCCCCGGCGCTCATGCCTTGGGGTTGGCTGCGGATATAGGGGTTCAGGGCGCGGAAGCCCATAAGGTATTAGAATTGGCCCTAAAGCATGGCTTTAGCGGCATTGGCGTACAACAAAAAGGTAGTGGCAGATTCATCCATGTGGATGTTGCCACTACCGAATTACCACGCCCTACTGTCTGGTCTTACTGATTTCTTCTTTGTTGTCTCCTCCTGTGGTTCATTTCCCCCGGCCTAAAAACCGGGGGTTTTTTTGAGCGTAAGGAAAAGAAATCTTTACAACATTTGGCTCAATGCCAAGCTTCTTAATTTCCCGGTGAACCCTAGCAATTGTTTTGGCTACGTCAGTAGCAAAAGACGGTTTGTATTTCCACTTGGGGTCTTTCCAGTTTGCTTTTGATTTCCACTCAACTTTTGTCTTCATATTTTTCCTTTTTAATGTCGTGTCGTATAACTAAAAATAGCATTGCAATCATAAAAAAAACAAACCACGCACAGCTTTGAGCAAGTTTAGCTTCGATCATATTTCTCCCCTTTCCTTGGTCGTAATTACAATCGGAACAACTTCTGCTTTGCCTTGCCAGAACTTATCGTTATCAAGCCATTCTTGCGCTTGCTTACGGGTTCTAAAAGTAATAATCCTATAAGCTTCAAAATAGGGCAAGTTTTGTGTAGGAAAGTTTACAAACTTGCCTCGTTTGAGTTTTATTCCCCAAGCTTCTGTTTTTGTCATGGTAAATATTTTTTTATCTTGTCAAAAATATTTTCCCGGTCACCAAGCAAGATGCGGATATGGTGCGCTTCAAGCATGATGTCCGTTGCTATCTTATAAACTTCTTTTCGATCATCGCCAGCCGCAGCGTTTTGTAGCTTGCGAGCAAGTGCGCCAATCATAACTACGCTATTTGAATGGTCTGCTTTTTCAATATTCATGTATTAAGCCTTTTGTGATGTTTAATATGGCATGAATGACAAAGCCATTTAACAAAAAGTGGTTTGTCATAATCATCGTGATGCGCTACAGATTGGTCATTTCCACATTGCTCGCACGGCAAACGCTTAAGCTTTCCAGATTTAATTGCCCTTGCAACAGCGTTATGAGCAACAACCCTCCTGCGATCAGCTTTTCTCCAAAGCTTAGTGTATTCCGTAGCAATGGCAATTCGATCTTTGTTTTTAGATCTTTTCCTATCATACGCTCTAACTTTTTCAAGATTGTTATTTCTATGTTGCGTAGCATCATATTTTGCACATTCTTTGCATTTATTAAGATGTCCGTCAGCCATAGCAGAATGTTTATAAAAATCTGTTAGTGGCTTGACGGAATTGCACTTAAAACAAGTTTTAAAACGGATCATGTCAAGTCTCCTGTGCTGAAACATGACCATTATAGATCCGTTTTAATTAAAAGGGATATCATCATCCATTTCAGCAAATGTCTTTGCAGGCTGTTGCTGAACTTCTGGTTCACGATGTTCTGGCTCTTTACGATCACCGGCAAATTGCAAATTAGCAATTCGCGCTTTAAGCGACACGCCTTGGCCGCCATCTTTTTTGGTGTACGTTTCAACGTGCAGGTCTTCAAGCTGGACCATAATAAGGCTACCCTTGTGTAAATAAGGCGCAAGCTTTTCCACACGGTCACCAAACATAGCTGCGTTAACCCATTGCGTTGGCGTGTTTCCGTCTGGGCCTTTGCGTCCATAGTTGTATGCCAGCGATAGATCTAGGATGGGTTTGTTGTCGTTAGTAAAACGTACAACGGGTTCATTACCAATTCGTGCCAATCCAATTGTCAACATATCAAACTCCTGTGGTTAGTTTTTCAAACATTTCTTCTATTTCAACTAAAAACACTTTTGCATCACGTTCTGCCTGAAAAATTTCTTCATCAGTTGGAACAAATTTGCGAAGCAAAAGCTTTTGGTTATCAGGCAGTCGTGGATCGAAAGCCGCAAACCAAACTGGTATGCCACCCATACAGGCAGACTGAAGCACCATCTGATCAATGTGATCATCAGGAACCCATAGTTTATCTTCCTGTGCAGAAAGCAGCCATGACACCATAGTTGAACTGCTGGGGCATTTAATCTCTATCAAAGCACGTTCTTCTTCGATGTATCCATCTGGTGATGCGCCGCACATATCAATGTGTGGATGATCAATAAATGGCAAGTCTTTAATGGTCCAGCCAGTCACATACTGAATGTGTTCTTTGGCTACAGGTTCTTGATCAATGCCCCATTGCATCTCTTGCGTGACATATTTTGGGACAATGTTTCCTGTTAGGCGCTCACAAAGAATTTCGATTTTTAGCTTGCGCCGTTCTGACGCTTCCCGAGGCGGTTTGTTCTTCTCCTTTTCCTCTTTTGTCTGCTTTAGAAATGCTCGTGCCGCAGACAGCCGCGAAGCTGTAAGCTTTCCCGTGCGGTCATTGAACCACGCACCCGTGCCTTGTAGTTTGTTAGCTTCTCTCATTAATCTACTCCGTAATATTTAATAATTGCCATCCAAACTTCTTGACCATCGTCATTAAGCTGCTTGGTCACTGAATACAAGCTGGGCTGTCTCATGTAATCCATGCGGTCAATTTCTTCCGCAGCTTTTCGTTTTGCTTCTTCTTGGGTTTCGCCGTAAATACGGGTGTAGTACGCGCTCATTTGGATAACTCCTGTTTACGAACTGAAAACATTTCTTTTGTGCTGTTTTTTTCTTCTGCGGTCAAACCAGCCCACAAGATTTGTAATGCAGCTAATGTTTCCGCACCTGCAATTAATGGTGCTAACTCTTCAATAGATTTGTTGGGCCGCATATTAGGTGATTGTTTTGCTTTTACTTCGTGCGTTTGAGCATCAGCATCATTGTCGCCTTCTGTGGGGATAGCAAATGCTTGTAAACAAGCATATTTGTAAGCCGCTGACATTGCCTTGTTAGTTGCTTTATCACTAGAATCCATTGCTTCACCAAAAGTTCTAATGGTGTGTTTGCTTCCATCTTCAGCGGAAACCAAATCAAATTCTGCTTCAACAGTTACATAAAAAAGAGCAGTTCCTTTTGCGTTAATACGCTCTTCGCATACTCTTGAAACCATTCGCGGCAAAATACATAAATAATGTTTGGCAAGAAGTGGAGATAGTGTGTTGTAAACAGCATCAATTCCACGAAAATTAAAATTTTGCATTGTGTTTTTTGAATCTTTTGCAATGCCAATTTTTGATAGTGAATCTTGTACCGCATTAATTGCTTGATAAACTTTCATCGTGTGATCTCCTGTACTGTGATTTCATAAAAAAGCCCATCTTTTGCCTGAACGATTAATCGTTTCATGCCGCTACGGTAAGAACCGTCTGGATTAAGGTCCATGCGTACCTTTCCAGCACCCGCAATAAGCCCCTCTGGATCGTTTGAGGGTTTGTTAAGTGAATCCGCAATGCATTTGGCAATGTAATGCGGAATGGGTAGCGGCTTTTTGAGATACGCCTTGATGAACGTCTGGAAGTCTTGCATTTGCTTCTCCTTTTTAAACCGGTCATGGAGTGTCAGACCGTTTGTTAATAGTACAGGATCTAAGTTAACTGTCAACTGGCTCAAAAAGTGACCTTGCAGAAAGAAAAGTTAAGGTGCAGAAAGGCTAAGTTATGGGAAATGCCGATTTGACACCGGGGGGGGTTGACAGGTGGTCAAAATTCCTATCTAATTTGCCTTGTCAGCGGTGTGGCAACCGTTGGAACCAATACACGGTAGGTACGCAAGCCCCTATAAGTCTAGGGCGTGTGTGGACTTGAAGTTGATGGGATTACCTACCGTTCCATTGGTTTCAATGCTGCTCATGCCAAGAGCCACGCTCTAGTCTTATGGGGGCTTTTTTATTTGCCGCTGACTGCACGGTAATAGGGAAGGGTCAACCAGCCGAACGAACCGTGTAGAAGGGCGCAAGAAAGACCGACAGGCGCAACCGTGGGTGCTAGATGTCAGAGCGGGTCGGGGCGGGAAACCGTGTGTGCAAATACAGTCTGACAGATGATTCTGAGCGGTTTGGAAACTCAGGGTGAAGCACGATCCTTCGTCTTAACGCGGGTGGGGGGTCGTCTGTCCTAAACGGTCGAAAATCTAGGGTGAAGGATGTATCTAAGATGTTTAAAGTAACTAAAGAATGGATGGAGAAATACAAAAGTCCAACAGGTGGATGGATTGCAGTACAGCTTAAACAATTAGATGAGCATTACCCATAACGATGTAAAAGAAAATTAAATGGCAAACGAAACAACTGCATACGTTAGACAAAAAGCAATAGAGTTAACCGGCAAACGATACTGCACACATTGCCAAACAGAACAAGATTCAAAAGGCGGTTCTTACAAGATACTAAACAACGGAAAGCATCAAAGATGGCAATGCTCAAAATGCACCGCAAAAAAAATTGCGAGGTTACATGGACATACTGACACCTCGCGGATTGCAAACGCTTGAAGAAGAACATAAAGCTGCGCGGATCTGGACTGGTCATTATCCTGCGTATCAATATGTAATGACACCGAAAGAGGAACCTGCTGTAGTTGATGCGGTTCTAGTAAAAGACAAAATAGTTGTGGCGGTGGTTGAAACCAAATGCCGTTATGACATGACAATTCAAGATCTAATGTCGCACCGCAATGGTGAATGGCTAGTCACTCACGAAAAACTTCTTAAAGCCAGACAGGTTGGTTTAGGTCTTGGCGTTCCTCTTGTTGGATTTCTTTATATGGTTCAAGACAAAGTTTTGCTTGTGCAAAAACTTACTGATACCGATGGAAATTTTGTTGTTGAGATGAGATTAGAGGAAACCACTACACAACAGACTGTTAATGGTGGTATTGTTACTAGGCGCAACGCATTTATCAAAATGCACAACGCAAGTGTTTACGCATAAGACAGGAGATGAAATGAACACACAACCTGAAGCATTGCGGCTGGCTGGCCTGCTTGAAACAGACGGATGGCCCGATGCCGCAGCAGAGTTACGCCGATTGCATGAAGTTAATCAGATGTTGGTGGAAGCAAACGGACTGGCATTAGAAGCATTAAATTCTTTTGACTTATACGATGGTAACGAATTGTGGTCATCAAGTGCGGATGCAGATGATATTGATTTAGCGATTACAAAACTACGACTCTCACTATCCAAAGCAAAGGAGCAAGCATGAGTGACTTACGAAGGGCAGCAGAAATGGCGTTGGATGCTTTAAACGAAGTCACGGGCTGGCAATGGAGTGGCCCAATGTGGGTTATGGATGAGGTTGAAGACGCTATCCAAGCACTACGCACAGCACTAGCGCAGCCGGAACAATGGAAAACCTGTCGGCATTGTGGGTTTGATTACAGACCACCAAAAGCGAATAAGTGGTTTCCGTTAGCGCAACAAGACAAAGAGTGTGTCTACCCAAAATGCGAGACAGCAGGTGGGTGTGATGGGCCGTGCGGTGAAAAACCTGTCGATACCATAAACACATCGCAAGAACGTGAAACGGCAAAACGTGGACATGAGCCTGTGGCGTGGCACGAGCCGGGAGCGTATGGGAATGTCACCACCCATAAAGACTGGGCGTTGGCTAACGGATGGGAACCACTTTATAAGGAGAAGAACACATGACACCGCTTATACGCAAAGCGGTAACGCTTGCGCCAGAGCCGGAAACTGCCATGTGGTTTGATGTGGGCCAGATGGACGCGGCAGAAAAGCTCAAAGTCCCCGTTGATGTTCTGATGAACCTTCCGTTCAAAAGGACGGGAATTGTCGGGCTGGACACCACCGGAAAAGACTTTGCGCTATGGCTTACGCAGGGGGCTGGAAGCGTGACCGTTGCAGGCTGTTCAATGTGGCATAAAAAATACTTAGATCCTTATGCCTATGTTGCAACAGATGACGGGTTCAAGATTTACAAAAAGGATACCGAGATAACAATTGAGGATGTCAAACCAGTTCACCGAATGGTTTTGGCAACCCTTAGTAGGCTTGCAAATATATCGTCTGGTTTTACTTGCCGACCACAAAACACCTTTATTAACCGCAAACGCCAAGCAAAAGGAAAGCCTGCGTTGTCATTTGATTGGGTAACGGTCGAGATTGGTGAGCGCAAAGAAAAGAACAGTCCACTTGGAGGAACCCACGCTAGTCCAAGACTACATGACCGTCGAGGGCATTGGCGCACGATGAAAGCAACCGGCAAAAAGGTTTGGGTCAAACAATGCAAGGTTGGCGACGCAAGCAAAGGTGTGGTGTTCAAGGACTACAAACTAAAGGAGAAGAACACATGACAGACCGTGAACTAATGCAGATGGCGTTGGATGCGCTGGAAGCACAGTTTTATACAGACGGCAGAACAATCAAAGCCCTGCGTGAACGACTAGCGCAGCCTGAACCTGAGCCTGTGGCGTGGATGGTGAAGTTTCAAGGCAGCAATAAAGGTTGGCAACTTCAGCTGCTCCCGCATCGTGTTCACCCCGAAAGTCCCTTAGCAAAAAACGCATTAAATTTAACGGAGCAACCCCTATACACCGTACCACCAAAGCGTGAATGGGTTGGGCTGACGGATGAGGAGCGTAAAGATATTGAATTAGGCATCGAAGTTTTTGATATGTCAGTAGAAGATATTTTGAAAGAAGCAGAAGCCAAATTAAAGGAGAAGAACACATGAGCGATTTGCGCAAAGCAGCAGAGATGGCGTTGGAAGCTTTGGAAGAACTTCGATTTGCAAACGCCCCGTTTTTAGACGAAGCGATGGAAGCACTACGCACCGCACTAGCGCAGCCGGTACAAGAACCTGTGACTTGGGTAACCCGAAGAACTGGAGACGGCGGGGCTTATGTGGACGGATACGAAAGTTGCGAACCTACCGACTATGGCGCATTCCCTGTTTACACCGCACCACCAAAACGTGAATGGAAGGGCTTAACGAGCGATGACAAACATTTTTTACTTGCTAATGCATGGAACAAAGAGCAAGCATTTGATGATTTTATGGAAGCAATAGATAAATTTCTTGAGGAGAAAAATACATGACTGAACTGCGCAAAACAGAATCAGAATTAGACGAAGGATTGCGGCTTGGCTCATTGCTATGGCCTCAGAAAATGGCAGCAGAGTTACGCCGATTGCATGAGGAAAACCAAACACTACGCACCGCACTAGCGCAGCCTGAACCGGAGCCTATGGCGTGGATGAACCCACGTAATAACGCCGTTATTGACGCAAGAAAAAAGAAACAAATAGGCGAAGGGGATGGATACCCAAGGTTCAGCGTTCCACTCTACGCACCACCAAAGCGTGAATGGTCTGGCTTGTCCGTATCTAAAGCAGAGGACTTGCTGGGTGAGTTTGAGAATGATCCGTTTGAGATGCTGTTTGCTCTTGACAAGTATTTGCGGGAGAAAAACGGTGGGTAACCAAACCGCAAGAGATTTGGTTAAAGTTACCGCAAACATAGAAAAAGAATTCGGTGTTAAATATTGCACCAAATGCAACAGGACCAGACCTGTTGAAGGTGGTAAGACAAGAGCATTAGGAAACAAAAGAACGCGGTGGGAGTGCGTGACTTGCGCCGCAAAGACAACACCAGCAGGGTACAAGAGATGACAGACGAACAAGCATTTATGGAGTGGTATAAGCACTACCCAAAAAAGAAAGCGGTGGGTGACGCAAAAAAAGCATGGGGTCAGGTTAAAAAAGACCGCATTGCATTGGAAGAAATGATCAAGATTCTTAAGCTGCAATGCCAACAAGAGGATTGGCGAAAAGGTGGTGGGCAGTTTATTCCTTACCCAGCTACCTATCTTCGCCGGTTACAGTTTTTGGATGAAATGGAAGTTGCTTTGCCTGAAGACGAGATTGGCTGGCGTGACACATGGCAAGGTATTGTTAAAAAGGGCCGTGAGTTTGGTCTGACCGAAGATATGTTTGAGCAGCCCTATCAATTTAAAGCGGCTGTGCTTGCCAAAGCTGAAGGCAATAACGTCTACAAATTGAGGGAAGCATGACCTGCGAACATTGCGAGAAAAATTCCCCAATTTTTGACTTGCATTGTTATGGTTGCAGGGACAGAATTGTGATGATGGAAGATTGTAAACTTCTTAGAGAGCAGACCGCTAAGTTTATTGATGAAAAGTTTGGTTTTCTTCCTGATTACAAGCGTGAGCCACATTGCGGATGTACAAAGTTTTGTTTGAGGAAGTCTAGGATAAAAAAGAAAGAGGAAGTAGGAAATCGAAGTGTACAGAAACGAGAAGCTGCTAAAAAAAGTAAGACTGGTTCCCTGTTCAGTATGTAACCGGGAAGACGGAACTGTTGTTGCAGCGCACCGCAACGAGGGCAAGGGAATGGGCATAAAAGTTTCTGACGCTCTTGTTGCGGCACTTTGTTATCAATGCCATACTACCTTGGATCAAGGTTCAGATATGACAAGAGAGGAACGAAGACAGTTTTGGAACGGGGCTTACATTAAGACAATCAAGTATATGATAGAAAACGAAATGCTAATTATTAAATGAATGATCCTTTTAAAATTACAGAACCTACTGTCATTAGTTTTTCTGGTGGCAGGACATCCGCTTATATGCTTTGGCGTGTATTGCAATCTAATAATGGTTTACCGGAGGAAGCAATTGTTTGTTTTGCCAACACAGGTAAAGAAGAAGAAGCAACGCTAAAGTTTGTTAAAGATTGCCAAGACAATTGGAATGTTCCAATTACATGGTTGGAATATCGTTTAGAAGATCCAAAGTTTGTTGTTGTTAATTTTGAAACAGCAAGCCGAAACGGTGAACCATTTGAACAACTAATTATTAAAAAAAATTACCTACCAAACCCAGTTACAAGGTTTTGCACCGCAGAATTAAAAATTAAAACCTTGCATCGTTATTTGAAAAGTTTAGGCTGGGATCACGATGAAAATTTTGATTGGATTGGTATTAGGGCAGACGAACCAAGAAGGGCTGCCAAAGTAGATAAGTCTAGAGTTCCTTTGTACGTTGCTGGCGTAACATCGCAGGATGTTGGAAAGTTTTGGTCGGAGCAAGAATTTGATTTGCAATTGCCAAACATTAACGGAAAAACTTATCACGGTAATTGTGATTTATGTTTTTTGAAAGGTTATCCACAAACCTTAAGTTTGATTCAAGAAAAACCAGAACGAGCGATATGGTGGGCAAAAATGGAAAAACAAATTCAATCTGGCGGAGAGTTTCGTGGCGATGGAGCAAGGTTTAGAAAAGACAGGCCAAGCTATGCAAAAATGATGGAATTTGCAAAAATCCAAGGAGATATGTTTGGGTCAGAAGAAGAAACGATAGCTTGTTATTGCGGAGATTAAATGATTGTTACTTACCCTTGGATGCCAAAAGAATTAAACCCAAACTCGCGGGACCATTGGGCAAAAAAAGCCAAGAAAGTTAAAGAGTATAGATACGCTTGTTGGGCTCTGACAAAAGAAGCAAACCTTCCGCAATCAGATGGCAATGTAGCTACATTAGAAATTAAGTTTTTTAAGCCGAATAAGATGCGGCGTGATTTGGATAATTGCCTTGCTTCATTTAAAGCAGGGCTTGACGGAATATCGGAAGCAATAGGTTTGGATGATTCAAAATTTATGCTTGCGATAGAAATGGCTGACGAAATTGGCGGCTATGTAAAAGTGAAGTTCACATATAAAGGAAAATGACATGAAGAAGATTATTGCTATTGTTGCGTTGTGCGGTTTTGCAGGTTACGCTTCTGCTCAATTGGCGAATTGCTGGCAGCAATATGTTTGCGGTCCCGCAGGTTGCCACTGGGTAACTGTTTGCCGGTAAAGTTGTCGCGGCGTGGGATGGTCCCGGTGTCCCCTCATAAGGGAGATCAAGGTGGTTCGATTCCACCCGCCGCTACCAAGTTCTAACAGGTTATAACGAAAAGTTGTTATAACTTGTTAAAACCCAAACGCATGAAGGTTGACCTCCGGTACTACGGGGGAAGCGCAACAGCCTTCAGCCGTTTGGGGCCAGAACAAGCGAATTCCGGGCAACGTGGGGTT